TCAACCAAGACCGTGAGCAATCAATACACTTTTTCTTTGGCTTCGGCAGCGACAAGTGCTACAACAGCAGGAGGGTTTCCTTCTTTTGCAGGGCCCGTAGGAGATAGACCATAATGGCATATACATTCGGAAATTTAAAAACAGATTTAAGAAGCTACACGGAAGTAGATGATACCGTTTTAACGGATGCTATATGTAGTACCATTACAAAAAACGCAGAAAACAGAATTTATAGAGAGGCAGATAACGACGATAATCGATTCTATGCAACTTCTACCCTAACCATCGGAAATCGGTATGTAACGATTCCAAGTGACTTAAGGATTATTAGATTTGCTCAAGTAACTAATTCGAATGTGACCCCCAATGTAAATGTTTATTTAGAGAAAAAGGATACTTCTTTTATGACCGAATATTATAATACGCCTTCAACAGCGTCAGGATTACCTGTCTATTATGCTAATTGGGATGCTATTTATTGGCTCGTGGCCCCTACGCCTGATGTAGCTTATGAACTTACTTTGGCCTATATTAAACAGCCATCGAGCATTACAGTATCAGATTCTACAACAACTTATCTAAGCAACAAATATCAAGATTTACTTTTGTACGCTTCTTTGCTAGAAGCATATGGATACTTGAAAGGTCCGCAAAATATGGTACAGTATTATCAGCAGTCATATCAGCAGGCTTTACAATCGTACGCGATCGAACAACAAGGTCGAAGACGCAGGGACGAATACCAGGATGGAGTTATTCGAACGCCTCTTAAATCACCACCACCAACACAGGATTAAGGAATAAAATATGGCAAATATAATACCAGACGCGTTTAAATTGGAACTGTTATCAGGAACGCATAACTTTGCGAGTGGAGGAAATACCTTTAAAATTGCTTTGTATGTATCAACCTTAGGGCCGCCTTATACAACAGCATCAACGGTTTATAGTACGGACAATGAAGTAAGTTCTTCGGAAACTAATTATGCGACAGGAGGAAATGAATTAGATGGTCAAGGAGTAAGTGTTCCAGGAAGCAACACCGCTACTGTAGATTTTGATAACGAAGTTTTTTCTAATGTAACGTTAACTTCATTAGGAGCCGCTATTTATAATTCTACCAAGAGCAATAAACTTTGTTTAGTTATAGATTTTGGTGGAGCTAAAGTAGCAACTTCGGGAGATTTTACAATTCAATTTCCAGCCGATGCAGCAACAACTGCAATTATACAAGTAGCATAATAATTATGCAGGTAGCATAATATGGCATTAGTATTAAATAATAGGGTAAGAGAAACAACTGCAACAACAGGTACAGGAGCCGTGACTTTTGCAGGAGCGGTTGATGGTTTTCAAACTTTTGCTGCTGGGATTGGAAATAGTAATACGACGTACTATGCCATCTCCTTAAATACTGCGAATGAATGGGAAGTAGGATTAGGAACATTAAATGGTGATAGTTCAACATTAACCCGAACTACAGTTTTGGAAAGTTCCAATTCTGATTCAGCAGTAGATTTCGCTGCAGGTTCAAAAGAAATTTTTTGTACGCTGCCCTCAGAAAAAGCAGTTTATTTAGATGGAAGTGGGAATCAGGTAGGAGGCTTTAGTAGTCTTGTAGATGATACGAGTCCTCAACTTGGCGGAGATTTAGATTTAAATTCACAAAATTTGGATTTTCCAACAACTTCAAATATTTCAGATTGTCTTGATGAAGATAGCATGTCTTCAGATAGTGCAACTAAATTAGCGACACAACAATCAATCAAGGCATACGCAGATACGAAACTAGCCGCTGTTGTAGATGATACCTCTCCTCAATTAGGCGGTGACCTAGATTTAAATTCACAAAATCTGGATTTTCCAACAACTCCAAATATTTCAGATTGTCTTGATGAAGATGCTATGGGTTCAAATAGTGCAACAGCACTAGCAACACAACAAAGCATTAAGGCTTATGCTGATTCTGTAGGTGCAACCTTCCCTACGTTTACTTCGGTCGCTCCAAGTGTAGCGACCAATGATTTAACATCCCTGGTAATTACAGGAACTAATTTTGGTTCAAGTGGAATACCTGCTGTAGAATTTCAAGCTTCAACAGGAGTTATTACTGCTGCAAGTTCGGTAGTTAGAGATTCAACAACACAACTAACAGCTGGGTGTACCTTAGGAACCGACGGAACTTATTTTATAAGAGTAGAATTAAATACGGGACTCGCGGTTAGAAGCACTACGGCGGTTCTTACCATATCTGATGTCCCAGTTTGGACTACAGCGAGTGGTGATTTAGGGACTGTAGCAGGAGATTTTTCAGGAACTGTGGCAACCGTAGCAGCAACGGGAGATACAGTAGCTTATACAGAAACCACAGATGTATTGACAAATGCATCGCTTGCAAATTGCTCGCTTAATTCTTCAACAGGTGTTATAACTACTTCAGATTTTGGTGGCTCAAGTGAAGATGCAACCACATATACATTTACGCTCAGAGCTACGGATGCACAGGCTCAGACGGCTGATAGAGAATTTACTTTAACATCTAGCTTTGGAGCAACAGGTGGAGGACAATTTAACTAGGAGTTTATTATGGCAACTACATATATAGAAAGAGTTTTTACAGCAGGTGACAATTTGAAATGGACATTATCCATATGGTTTAAAAGAGGTAATATAAGTACCCTTCAAAATCTGAGTGGATTTTATTCTGATGTAAGCTATTGGACTGAACTTCAGTTTGGAACTGATGATAAATTAACTTTTTTAAATCAAGTCGCTGGTAGTCCTGGTGGACAATTAACTACTAATAGATTATTTAGAGACCCTTCAGCTTGGATGCACGTTGTAGCAGTTTATGATTCAGCTAATGTAACTGCTGGAGATAGAATGAAACTCTATATTAATGGAGTGGAAGAAACTTCTTTTGCAACTGATTCAAATCCAACATCTAGTCAAACTAGTAGAGGTAATCAATCTGGCGACCAATGTAATATAGGTGAAAAAGGAAACGGAAGTAATTATTTTGATGGTTGTATGAGCCATGTTCAATTCGTAGATGGTGCAGCATTAGCACCTACAGAGTTTGGTGAAACAGACTCAACTTCAGGAATATGGAAGATTAAAACCTCAGCTTATGGAACTCCAGGTACAAATGGATTTTTTTTAAAGATGGAAGACAGAAGTAATTTAGATTTAGACAGTTCTTCTAATGCTTTTACAGATTTTACAACATACGGAACTTTAACACCAACAAACGATAATCCTTCAAATAATTTTTGTGTGATGAATCCTCTTATAGGTGGTTGGCATGGATATGGCAGCCTTGAATCTTATCTGAATGGAAATGTTACAATAAAACAATCTGGTAATACTGAAGGTTATGTATCTTCACCTTTAGGAACATTGGCTATGAATACAGGAAAGTGGTACTGGGAAAATTTAATAGTTGCAACTAATAATGCAACATATTTTGGAGTGACAAATACAAATTGGGATATGCCTTCTGATGCTTGTGTTGGCTGTGGTTCTTATTCATATGGTTATCATGCAGCTAATGGTGGAACTAATAGCCAAGGTTCTACTAACACAACACCTTATCTTACTTCTACAACAGGAGATTACGTTATGCAGGCTCTAGATTTAGATAATGGAAAAATATGGGCAGGAAAAAATGGATCATGGATGAATTCAGGAGACCCAACATCAGGTGCAACAGGTACAGGTGCATATGGTACAGTAGTAGATGGTGATGGTGGTTTTACAATAGTCACTACTCCAAATTTAGAGACTTCAGGTTGGTATTATCCATCATCAGGTCATTATGCTAGTGGTACTGGATATATAGATTTAAACTTTGGTAATGGAGTTTTTGGAACAACAGCTTTAACAGGAACAACTTATGCAGATGATGCAGGAATAGGGACTTTTAAATATGACCCACCTACAGGTTTTTATGCAGTTTGCACAAAAAATATTAAGGCTTACGCAGGATAATTATGGCAGAATATATTTCATTTCAACCAAGTGATTTTTTTAATACCAACCTTTTTGAAGGAACAAGTTCAGAACTAGTTATTACAGGTGTTGGATTTCAACCTGATATGAACTGGACCAAAGATAGGGATCAGGCTGGTTACCATGTTATAACAGATTCAGCTAGAGGAGCAACTAAAACTGTATTTCCAGATAGAACCGCAATAGAAACTACTTACGCACAAGGTTTAAAGTCTTTTGATTCTGATGGATTTACTCTAGGAACTGATGGTACCTGGAATCAATCTGGAGATTCGATGGCTTCTTGGAATTGGAAAGCAGGAACGACTACAGGAATAGCAACGAATGGTTCAACGACTATAACTCCTTCAGCTTATTCCTTTAATCAGACATCAGGTTTTTCAATATTAAAATATACTGGAAATAATACTGCTGGTGCAAAATTAGCCCATGGCTTGGATGCTGCACCACACGCTATATTTGTTAAAAATTTAGATTCTGTGAACGATTGGTATGTGTATCATAGAACTCTTGATGCAACAGCTTCTGAAGATTATTATTTGGTTCTAAATACTACTGGTGCTAAAGTTGACAGCAATGGTGCTTGGTATGATACCGCACCTGATTCAGTAAATATCACTCTTGGCAATAACGCAAACGTTAATAATACTGATGATTTTATAGCCTACTGTTTTACAGAAAAATTTGGTTATTCAAAATTTGCAAGTTATACAGGAACTGGAGCTAGTGGAAGTAGTGGGTCTAATAGCGGTGTATATGTTTATACAGGATTTTCACCAAAATTTTTGGTAATTAAGGCGTTAGATAGTGAGGGTTGGGTAATGAAAACTCCTGTAACTGATACTCCACCATATAATGCATCAACTAGATTTTTGGTTGCAGATACAGATGCCGCTTCAAGTACAGGTGCACTTATAGATTTTACAGCACAAGGATTTAAAATGAGAAATACTTTGTCATCATTGAATACCAATGGACAGCAGTATGTTTATATGGCATGGGCTGAGTTTCCAATAGTTTCAAGTAATGATATGCCAAACGTAGCGAGGTAGGCAACTACCATGCTAGGTTTATCAGCATTTGCAGAGCAAGCTTTTGGAGCTACTGTAGCCCATCAAGGGGTTGTAGTTATCGTTACTGGCAGCGGAACTACCGTTTCACAGGGCACACCTACCTATGCTCTCGCAGCAACGATTGTCGTTACAGGTAGTGGAGTTACTGTTTCTATGGGGACGGTTACTTTCACTATGAGTGGATCTGTGGCAGTAACAGGAAGTGCAGTAACAATTTCTACTGGCGCAGCCGATGTGAATGTGATAACATGGAATCCAATTGATCCAGATGTTAGCATGACATGGACCAATATAGACCCGTTATAGGAAAATTATGGCATCAACATATACAACAAATTTACAGTTAGAAAAAGTAGCTACAGGGGAAAAAGCTGGGTTATGGGGAACCGTCACTAATACCAATCTAGAAATATTAGAACAGGCATCAAGCGGATATTTATCGGTCGATGTAGCTGCATCTGATGTCACCTTGGCATTGAATGACGGATCTACTTCCAACGGTAAAAATCTATTCTTTACACTAACAGGAACACTGGCAGGTAATCGTAATTTTATTATGCCTGCTACGGCAGAAAGAATTTTTATTGTCAAGGATTCAACTGTACGATCTTCTAGTAATTATACTTTAATCGTTAAGACGGCTTCAGGGACAGGCTATACAATGCCTGTAGGAGCAACAGCTTTAGTTTATTCTAACGGAACGAATACGGCTTTAGGCATGCTTCAAAAAAGTTATGTCACTCATACCGCGGCCTATACTGCTGTTGTTGGTGATCAAATTTTCTGTGATACCAAAACAACTAATGCATTTACCGTTACTCTTCCTGCAGGGAGTATTAATGATGAAATAACCTTTATTGATAGTCAAAATTATTTCGGTTCAAACAATTTAACTATTGATTCTAATGGAGCTGAAAAAATTAATAGTTCAACAGATAATTTAGTTTTAAGTAATAATGGTCAAGCTATTACGTTGGTATATGCCAATGCTACAGTAGGCTGGATATATAAAACTAATTATACTTCATAGGAGCTTATCATATGGCTCTTGTAGATTTTAAACTACTCCCAGGAATTGATAAACAACAAACTCAAGTCGGTGCGGAAAGGCGCTGGGTGAATTCTGATAATGTCAGATTTCGATATGGTCTTCCTGAAAAAATAGGAGGATGGTCTTCTTTATTAACGGATACTATTGTAGGAGTAGCCAGAGCTCAACACTCTTTTGTTGATCTGGATGGTAACCGATACGTAGCTATTGGAACCGATAAATTTTTACTCATTTATTATGAAGGTCAGCTCTATGACATCACTCCTTTAGGAACAACCATCTCGAGTGCTACATTTACTTTCAATGGCACTACTACCATTACTATCACAACAACTGCTGCTCATGGCTTACTTGCAGGCGATATTATTTTTTTTGACTCGGTAACTTTACCTGGTGGCACAGGTTTATCTGATTCTGATTTTGAAGATAAATTATTTCAAGTTATTACCACTCCTACTTCAACCACTTTTACTATTACATTTACCAGCACAGGCGCTACAGCAACAGGAGGAAGTGTAGACTTAAAACCCTACGCACCAGTCGGTCCTGCGGCTCAAACTTATGGCTATGGTTTTGGCGTTGGAAATTTTGGTGGAACAGTTTCAGGAGTAGCCACTACTGATTTAGATGGAACTTTAGGTGATAACACTTCTGGAACAACAGGAACCACGATTGCTGTAACTTCTGCCACTGGTTTTCCATCAGCTGGAGGAACTATTGCAATTGGAAATGAATTAATTGATTACACTGCCGTTGCTACAAATAATTTAACAGTCATTACCAGAGAGGTTGACGGTTCAACTCGATCATCACATGCTGATGAAGACGTAGTAGATAATGCTACTTTATATGCAGGGTGGGGATCAGCCGTGGCAGCTTCAACCGTGACCCTAGAACCAGGACTTTGGTCTTTGGATAATTTTGGCGATGTTCTATTGGCGACGATTGCCAATGGAAAAATTTATACATGGGATGCAAGTATCGCAGCACGGTTCACGACTCGTGCATCAACGACCACAACCGATTATGCAACAACCTCGGCTCCAACAGCGTCTCGAGTCATGATGATGTCACCAGTGACACGTCACTTGGTTTTACTTGGAACAGAAACGACGATTGGTACGGCATCAACTCAGGACGATATGTTTATACGGTTCTCGGACCAGGAAACTATTAATACTTTTGCTCCAACCGCTATCAATAGTGCTGGGAGTCAAAGACTTCAGGATGGCACCAAGATTATGGGAGCTCTTAAAGCAAAAGATAATATTCTAGTATGGACCGATACGGCGCTCTATACCATGAAACATGTAGGTGCGCCTTTTACTTTTGGATTTGAACAAGTTGGAACGAACTGTGGATTGATTGGTCAAAATGCTGTCGTAGAAATTGATGGTGTAGCCTACTGGATGA